GCTCCATCTATTCTACTACCACTTAAATTACCTGTTGTATCTTGTAATACCACTTGAACCGAACCAGATATAATACCACTTGGTATATCTGTAATACCTGTGTAAGATATTTGTGATGAACCTGATACCAATCCTGATGGTAATGGTACGTATGATGCAGATAATGCGTTAGTTGCGTATGAAGCACTATCCGCATTGGTTACATTATTAATTGTAACTGTTGAACTTGAACCATCACCTTTTGTAATAATGATTTGGTCTTCAAATGATACCAATCCACCTGCTACGTTTGTAACAAATGAACCACTCTCCGTTTCAGTAACGTAAGAACTAGTTGCCGCATTTAAACTATTAATTGAACCTGTTAAAGAATCAACTGATGATGTTGTGGCGAAACCATAATCACTAACTTGTACTGAACTTGATACCAATCCTGATGGTACATCTGTAATACCTGTATATGAAATTTGAGATGAACCTGAAACTAAACCAGAAGGTAATGGATTAGACGGTGCATATGAAGCGGATAATGCTTCGGTTGCGTATGATGCGGTACCTTCCAAGTTACCAAAGAAACCTAGTGATGAAGTTGTTGCTCCTGTCACATTTAAGTTACCCAATGGAATATCTACCGTACCATTTAATGTTTGAACATCTGATGCTTCATCTCCAAGGATGTTTGATCCTGAAGTATAAATAACAGATGATGTTTGATATATTGTTCTTAAGTAAGTAATAGATGCGGATAATGCTGTGATTTCTCCTGTCACATCTAAACTACCTGTTACTGTTTGTGTACCTATGAATATATTTGAACCTGTTGTTGCATAACTACCTGTCTTAGATTCTAATGAAGATACTCTACCATCATTACTTGATGTATATGAATTGAAAGAACTACTATCTAACTTTGTGTTGATAAGGTTTAATGTGTTTCCTGAATATGTGTTGAAAGAACTAGTGTTAAGTTTCTCATCAATTTGTGATTGTAATGACCCTGTTTCAGTTTCTAATGAATTTAATCTACCATCCTGAGCCAAGTCAGTTATAGCAATTGAACCTGATAAGGTTTCAAGAGAACTTGTTGTTGCAAATCCTAATTCAACTATTTGTTGAGAACCTGAAACAACTCCATTTGGTAATGAACCTGTTTCAACTTGTAAATCAAATGTACTACCATCACCTTTAGTAAATGTTAAGGTATCACCCGAAACACTACCTGTGATTAAAAACGAACCTGTTTCTGTTAAGTCAGGTGCCCAACTTGCGGATAACGCTTGTGTTGCATAAGATGCGGTACCGATTAAAGAACCTGTAATTATTACTTCAGTACTAGATACTTGAATGGGTAAATCATTACCAATACCATCTTGTACGTATTGTAATGTTGCGGTAACCCCTGTTGTTGAGTCTGTTAATTTCAGTAATCCTTGGTAAGATTCTGATACAAATAGATTAGTTAATTGTCCCATAATTTATGTTAAATATTTTTTTATACTTTTGACCAGTCTTTAGATATTTCGTTCCATTTCTCTGCAAGTTCATACCATTTTTTATTTTGTTCAAATAATCTTTCAGGAAGTTCACATCTATTATAATCAAAAGGTTGTGTTAGTTGAATGTTCATTGTCCATCCACAAAGTACATCCTCAAATGACTCAAGGAATGGTTCAACACTAGCACCCCACTCTGATTCATATTCACTCAAATATAGTCTTGTGAATATATCTTTAATTATCTCTAATGTATCATTTAATACATCTCGTTGGTTAGAATAATCTTGTTCCAACTTATCTGCTACTATAATTTGAAAGTTATATGTTAATTGATTTTGAGCAAAGACTGTATCATTTGGTAATACATACATACGTGGATACACAGGTGATACTTTTGTAATAATATCATTAGTTAATTGTGGTAAGTCTCCATATCCAAATGAATTGATTTGTTTATGATATATGGCCATTTCCTCTAAGTCTTCTATAATTTGTTTGTAGTTAACTAGATTAACTGATTCAGGTAATGACAATCCTTCAAATGGAAGAACACAAACATTATAATCAAATGGTTGTTCAATTGTAATGTTGATAGTCCACCCACCAAGTACTGTTTCAAATCTTTCAAGGAATGGTGTTACGTTAGGTCCCCATAATGGGTCATAGTCTAATGTAAATCCTCCGAACTCTGCGGTATATGATTGGTATAATATTGTGAATATATCTTTGGCAACTTCCAAGGTGTCTGACATTACGTCACGTTGATTGGATAAGTCATCATTGATTTGGTCCAAGATAATAATGGAAAAATTATATTGTAATACATTCTGATTTAGATTCACATTCCCTGGTACCACATACATCTTTGTGTAGTTTGGTTCCTGTTTTGTCTCCAAATCCATTGTTATTTGGGTAATATCCCCAAATCCAAATGAGTTTATCTGAGGGTGATAGTAAGCCATCCCCGATAAATCCTGAATTATTTGTTTAAAATTTACCATATACTATAAAATATAAATACTTTTATTTTGTGTTATCAAATTTGACCCATTGCTTTTTTTCTTTGGTTCTCTATTTCTCTGTCTTTTTGAATAAGGTAGGTAAGTTGATTAAGAATCTCAACCAACGGCTTCTTATAGGTTTCTTCGTGCTTTGATAAGTCATCGCTAGTAACTCTGTTGATGATAGCGAACCAACCGAATCTCTTTTCGAAAGAAGGAGTTTCACTATTTTCCTGTTCTTCCATAAGAATATGAGCTTGGATTTTAGGGTCATCGGAGTATTCGAAGATTGATGGATATGATCTGAGTACTTCTTTGCGAAATTGGTAAAAAAAAACTGTGCTCCGATAAAGTACTTGATGTTTAATTTCTTTTTGAATAGTTCCGACCTATCTTCCAAGGTGTCTTGAGTATATTTCTCAATCTTAAAGTTTGGTTCATTAGGGTCACCGATAATTGGTCTATACATAATGGCCATTATAATGTGAATGTAATCTAACATCTCATCACCTTTCTTTGTCATCAAGGTATCTAAGTCAGCGTACTCGGCAAATGATAACTTCTTCCAACTTGCAATGAATCCATAATGTTTCCCATCCAATTCAAACTTATCAACAAACTTAGGTTTGTCTGTTGGGAATAGTGACATTGCATAGTTAGCAAGAAAATCTATTTCATTATATGGTGCTTCCAATAATAGTTCTACTGGTGCTCCTGTTAGAATGTTTAATAGTTTTGCTGCAAAGTATTCATCTGAAAATATCTCTTTGATTTTGAATATCTTAACATAGTTCTCAATGTTAATAAATTCAGGTAATACATATTCAACTTCATTAATTTCAAATTTTATTTCTTTCATATTATAATCTTGATATTGCGTAACGACCTGTGGTCTTATTTGATTTTATCTCAGGTAACATTCTCATCATTAGTGCATCAGATAAATCGGGAGACTTACCTAATGTTCTTTTCATCTCATCTTTTGATTGTACTGCAACCTTATTGTCTTTATCTATGTCTTTTAGTTTCACCGCTAATAGTTCCTGTGTCAATTCATCTACTGTTGCTGGTTCCATTAAGTTAATACTTATTTGTCCTTCTTTAAATAGTTCCGATAGTTTCACATAACATTGTGATTTTAGGTTGGAGAAGTTTTGGTCGTGTAGTGCTCTAGAGTTATTGACAAAGTTTACACCTCTCAATTGGTCTGCTACTCCACCACCTACTCCATCACTATCTACAATTACTTGTCCTGGGTGAATTTTGAATTTCTGTATTAAACCCTTTATTTCGGACGATAATTCTACAGTTGATAGTTTGGTATACACATAACATTCTACGACCACTAGACCCACCCAAACGAAGACTACGGACCTATCATCACCAAACCTTGCTACATCGACTGTAAGATATTTCTTTTCTGTATCATTTGGTGGAGTTTTAAATACACAATTTGATATTTCATCAAACTTGAATAACGCATCTGATTCATCTAAGTAATCCCAATCCCCTTCCAATAATCTTTTTCTTTGTTGTGGAGGTAACTCCTTTAACATTTCAATATAAGATGGTGGTAGGTGTGGGTTATCTAATGGTAAGGATGGAATGAATATTTTATTATCTTCTAAACGTTCTTGGATGAATGGAAGATAGAAGTCTTTCTTCAACCAGTTGTTAGAGGGGTTACAAGTCATCAATACCTTTGGTGTAAGATTGTATTCATTTAACTTATAACGAATACGTGATTTAACAATACTGAATGCTAGTGATGTAATCTGTGCTGCTTCATCTATGAAAGCTG